AGACCACGCCAAATACATATTGAGCGCATTGATAAGAACCGCAAAAACTCCAATGCGCACGCCCCAAGAACAATGGCGCCGAAGCTCCCTAAGTTCTTTTTCGTATTCTTGTTTGTTCATATAAGAAAAGGCGCGGGGATTGAACCCGCGCCGGTTGTGTTAGGATAGGACGTGGCGCATCGCTTGGTTCAAGCTATCGCAAAAAATAGTTGCGCAATAATCAATCTGGCTATCACTCACGTCATTGATGTTCCTAAAACCAACGCATGCAATTTCCTCGCTGCGTCCGTTCCTCAAAAACTCAACAACTTTTTTACCGTTTGGTTTTACTGCACTGAATCTGTTTCCATTTTCAGAGATAGTGAATCCGGCCTTGTTTAGTTTGTTGAGTGCGTTTTGGATTTTCATTTTGTTTTTTCTTTTTAGGTTTCTTCGTTGGGCTTCTTGCCCTTCGATGTTTTAAATATCTACGCTTTTTTTATTTTTGAAAAGAAAAAAATGAAATTATTTTTTGCCTCGATCATTTTCGTAACGCCACGAAATTGATCACTCACCTATCGGCAGAACGCCAGCGAGCATCGCCGATGCAAGCGCGATACATTCGCAGTCCCAAAGGTGATTCGGACGTCCGCCGATGCGAACCCATCTCTGTTCGACCTGTTTGGTCTTGGAGTTCGTGACGTCTTTTTTCATCTCCGAGAGCATTTGCTTGCGGTAGTCGTCCGAAACATCCCTTGCAACTTCCCATTTCGGAACTGCGTCAGCCTGGCGGAGTGAAGCGAGTTTGTCCTTGATGCCTTCGTTCGAGAAAAAGAAATACGCGCACTTGAGTCCGTCGCTTCCGGCCTGCGCTCCTTCGATCTTTGAAACGAAACGGCGCGTGCGCCTCCCGCCGTCGATGTGATAAAAGCCGTCCTGCCCCGATCCGTGCGAGGCCGTCCAGCCGCGTCGAGCGCATTGCTCGTAGACCAACGGCGTATCGTAGCCGGCATCAACGACAACGCACCGCGGCATAACGTCAAACTGCTGCTGAATGGCGTCGAGCGTTTCCCACGTCAGCGGCCTTGATTCGTGCAAGAGCATCGATGACCCATCAACTCGGAAGGCGCGGACAACAGCCCAGAAGTGGTCGCGTTGTTTATCCACAGTCATAAAGCGTCTGTGCTCTCCGTCGATCTTTTGCCCTTCCAAGTACTCTGCCTTCGCGTAGTCGCCGGTTGTGATCTCTGGCAGATCGCTCGTTACTTCGTCCTGCCAAGTCTGTGCCTTGCGCTTTTGAATAAATTGTTTGAGCGGCTCTAGGTTGCCAGATGACTTGGCTTCGTTGGCCTCGATCCACTCCTTGACGATAGAAAACCAAGGTATCCACCAGACAGCGTAAGCTGGATATTCAAACGAGCGATGCCCTCGCACCGGATGCGGATTGAGTGCGCGGTAAGTTGCATTGTTTGCAAGGTTGCGTCGAGTGCTGGCGTCGTCTTTGTATCGCGTTTCGCAATGCTCGCATTTCATAACGACCGAGTCTTGCACCTTGTCCCAAAGGATGCCGCCCTTCTCGTCGCGTTCGGTCACATATTCGATCTGATCGAATAGGTATCTCTGCCAGTTCCCACATTGGGAACAAGTCCAGCCCCATACTTCTCGCGTTCCGCTGTCCCATTCGGCGTCTGCCTCATGCCCTGCATCCCATCCCTGCGAGACCAAGAGCGTTTTGCGGTTCCATCTGTCGTGATGTCTGGCCTTCAACTCTTTTATCATGCCGCTTTTCCACCGCCAGACTTCGTCCCCGATGCAGTAGCGCATGGATTTTTCTTGAAGGTTGGTCATGTTCGCACCGCCTGCGAACAATACCATGTGCGGAAATAGGATCGTCGTCTTGCGTAGCGCGTGCCGGTCTTCCGGGAACAGGTCTTTGACCGGCTGGCATTCGTTGAAGATCGGCAACAAGCGCGACTCTGTCCAGTCCTTCACCATGTCGTCAGTCTGCCCAACGAAAAGAGTTGGCCCAGGCTTCTGTGCAACGATGAAGCAAGCGAGCGTTTCCATCATCGTAGTTTTTCCGCCTCCGGTAGGAGCACGCAGAAATACTTGCGTGGTCTCGTCATCACTCGCGGCCAACAGCGGCGCGTTGAGCCACGGCGCAACCGACGGATCGCAGCGCGAAGCGCGATCCGAGTTCGGAAAATTAACGTGGTCGCTTGCCCAGTCAAGTATCGTGCCGTCGAATGCTAACTTGATGCCGTCGCGGATGCCTTGTGCGAGTGGGTTCATCGCATTCCAAATATCTGTTTGAGCGCGTCTACATTCGCAGATGCCGGTTGTTTAAATGTCGGCTCCTCTTCTCCGTCATACATGGCAATATCCCACGTCGTTTCAAACAATTTGCGAAGCCCGGCAGCAGACATCGTCACGTTGTTTTCACCGTCGAATGAAGGATTGCGTTTAGAGTAAATTTTCCAGAGTTCGCGTTTAGTCATAATTTCGGCAGAGTTTGACCATCTTGTTGATGGCGGCTCGGACGTGAGGCCACTCGTCCGCGTCGAAGCGTAGTTTTTTATCATCCTGGCTAATCTCAACGAACTCCCCATCGGCTTCGTCGAGGATTTCAATTTCAGTTACGCTGCAATGAAATAGTTGCTCTCCCTTAACTCCGACTATCATTTTCGTTGTTCGTGTTTCGTAGTTCATACCTTCTCAAGTTCAGTTCGGATCTCTGCTAAAATAGCCTGCGTGCGCTCGTGCAGTTTCTTGCGCAAGGTGGCTTCGTCCAGCCCTGCCAACGCGCCGCTGGCGTCGTTGACCAATGCCGCAAGCTTTGCGCTGAATATCGCGCCGATGCGGATGCCAGCTTCGCGGACTACGGCGATCTTGATGTATTCACCGCGATCAACCGAAAGCGCAAACTCGATCTTTTCGCATTCCAGCAAGGTCTTCCGTAGCTTTGCCTGCTGAATGTTCTCCGGTGCGGTGTCTCCCCTCCCATGCGTTTCGAGCCAATCCTTCCGCCACTCCGTAGCGGCCTCGATGCTGGTCATAGGCATTCCCTGTTTGACCATCTTGTGGATGTTGGGCTGCGTCATGCCCCATGCCGCCGCAAGCTCGGCCTGCGTCAGCCCCTTACCGTCCCGCTTGGCCGCAAACTCTGCCGCGATCTTCGACTCTCGCGCCGTCAGCGTCTTCCCATCCTTCAGTTTTTGCAGGATGTTCTTGAACTCGGCTTCGCGTATCTTCCCCTGGAGATCGGATGCGGGTTGCGGAGGTGGGGTTTTTTTAGGCATTTTTCCTTATGGATTCGCGCACAATTTTAGGAACTGCATTGCGCCAGCTTATTCTGTGATGAAGCCGTGGATTTATAGCGCCCATCGGCTGTATTGTCGTGCAGCTCGGAGCATACATTACAGTGTAGAAAGATTTGACATAGGTTCCGCTATCAAGATAGGCATCTGACATACCGCCTGCATTTGTTTGCGTTTCTTTTTGCTGCAAAGCAAATTGATTGATAGTCAGGAAAAGCCCGCCGCGAGCGCCAATGGTTACATAGGTGTTAACATCTTCGTTGAGCCGAGAAAGAAATTTAAAAGGCCGATCAGTAAGGCAGAAGAAACTATTCATTACCTTGCGCTTAGTTCTTATGGTTTTTGCACCAGAGCCTTCGGCCCCGCCGATAAAATCACCGCCTTGAGAATACGCAATACAAAGCAGACTCGGCGCTTCGATTAGAAAATTAACAGTTAATTGGAAAATCTTGTCTAGGTTTTTTTTAATCAGCCAGTCTCCGTATTTGCCTTTGTTTGTAAATTTATAACGGAAGTCGGTATAATCGTCATCGAGCATGACAAAAGAATCAATGCCAAGTTCTTGCGCGGCTTTAAATATAGCGTTTCGGACATGTGTGGTTGTTCGAAGGTTGTTGAAATTGTCCCCGTTATCAGTGGTTTTCGCAATCTGTTTCTTATCAAAAACATATACTTGATCACTGTATCTCTCTCGATATTGCGCGGCCTGCTTGTCTTCATTGTCGATAATCACGACAGCGCGCCCAGTATAGCCCGCCTTGCGCAAAGTCGAATAGGTGTAAACCCGATCCGCCCTACCGTGGGAAAGAATGAAGGCAGCGAAATTACTCATCGGTAAGGTCTTCTTTAAACTGCCCAGCGATGCGATCGGTGAGTTTTACGAAGCCATTCTCAACGGCCTGCTTAAAGTCGATAATCACCAATGCGGATTCTTCCATTAGTGCCTGCATTTCTTTATTCGAATGCGCATAGTATTCAGCAATCTGCTGATAATCAAAAACGATATGACGAGATGCCGCGAGTTGCAGGAACTGCTTTTCATCTTCCGGCAGGCCGGATGCGTCGATTCGTTTTTTAAGCTCTTTGCATTTCCCTTGGTCGGCAAGTTCTGCGATATCAGGCTTCGGACCTGTTGGCGTATAAGTTGGTGCTTCGACTTTTGCCGTATATGGATTCTCGACATCCTTGCC